GCAATGATTCCTTATCTCGGTTACAGCTTACGAGCGCGTTACGCATCTCAACTACGGCAGGCGGCAAATCCCCCCAGTTTTTTACATCCACCTCTGGCACAGGGCAATCTTGCAGCAGCGCAGCAGGCGGCGCTGCCCGCACGGTTTTAATTTGTGTTGTCGCGCAGCCAGCCAAGCACATCAGCAGGCATAGCACTATTAGCGCACGCATCCCGTGTCTCCCGTAAAATGGTTCGGTATTTTCTGGATTCTTTTTCTGCTCGCTTTTCCGCCGCGATTTTTTCTTTTTCGCGCGCGGTTAAAATTGCATCGGTACGCTTGGCGCGTTGTTCGGATGCTTCTAATTCCGCGCTCAATTTTTCCGCTGTTTGTTTGTACTGCAACAATTCCTCTCGGTAGCCATCCGCCGCATTCTGTGCGGCAGTCAAACGCGCTTTGTTTACAACGAGAAACAGCGTCATTACACCAAACAGCGCGACGAATACAGAAGCCAAATAAGATTTATTGGCGAACAAAAGCAGAGCCGCCACACCAAACAGCGCAACAATTAAAAACCCGTGCCAGTTGCTCAAGACAGCGATAATAAACGAAAGGAATCCCATATCCTGCTCACATAGTTTTGTGTTTCGGCAGCATGTTTGCCGGTGATTTTTGGTAATGCAGCAGAAATTGGCGGCCACATATTGCTACCGCCTGCTGCGCGTTGCGCTTTAATAATGTTTCCAGCGCCGCCGTTGTAGCTCGCCAACGCCAGAGAGTGTCTGTCGTATTCAGGCCGTGGCGCTTTCCACACAGCCCTCATCTTGCCCATGTAAAAAGCGGCAGCCTGAATAGACAAACTCGGATCAAAAATGCTTGCGGTTGGCGACACGCGCAACGCCCGTGTTGTCTCTGCCCAAGTTGCAGGCATAAACTGGCACAATCCAGCCGCACCAACAGGACTGACTGCACGCTCAACAAAATGCGACTCCGTATAGCACTGCGCTTTAAGTAACCGCCAATCCACGGCTGGCATGTATATCCCTGACCACTTGCGGAACTGTAAATCGTATTTTTCAGACGCGAGCAATCCGGCGCTGGCGTTATGCACGCAGAAAAAAACAAAGAACAGAACTGAAAGCGCTCTCACAGCAATGCACTTGCAACAATCAATGCTAGAGCAATAATGCGGCAGCCGTAATACAGTGCCAGCGCTTGCGGATGCGTTTCGATACGATCAAAGCCTTTGCGGAAATCAATGCGCGCCCAAATATCGAAAAGGCGCGAAGCGATCATAATACCGATGATGCCAAAACATCCCATCATCAACTTCAGCGCTGTGCTGGTCAAAATTATGTTTTCCATATCACACCGCCGATGTTGCTGGAACCACTTGCAAATAAAGAGGGTGTGCTGGCTCATCGGCATTCACCGCTGAAACTGCATCCCAAAAAATACCGTTGGGGTAAATTTCTGTGCCGATCAGTTTAATGAGTTGGCGACCTGCGCCGCAAGGTGCATCGACTAATTCAAAATCTACGCCGTTATGAATACTAATACCAGCGTAGTGAACGCCGTTGAAAAGAAAAGGGACTGTGATATTGACTGCGTTCATGTTGTTGTTTCCTCTGTTAAAAATTAAGTTGTCTACACTGTAGTTCCGATCAGCTTAAACTCATCTAAATTAGTCCTTTTTATTTTCACAAAATCTCCCTGCGCTAAAATCAAACTACCCCCTTTTGGTGGGATAATCGTCACGCCACTGACAGCAACAATAGTCAAACCGCCTGCGCCACGCGCTTCGATTTGATACTCAGCGTTTTCTGGTATTGCAGCAGTTGCGTGCGGCTGCACGGTTAAAGTTACGGCAGAAGCGTTGGAAAAATAATTGTAGGTTCCGTTGATTAAATCAGCAAGGTTGTATGTCGTTGAATTTTGTTCAAATACACGCGAGTTTGTCGCTCCGTCTGTCAAAGAAAAAACACCGAAAGAACCGACTGAAGTTAAGAACGCACCAAACGCTCCGTAAGCGCCTGCGGCAAAACCATTTCCGTCAATCGTTATATCGTGGCCTGAGAACTCCGTGGTTATATTTTTAACGCCCTGCGTCAAAGTATTATAGACCGGCGTAACCGTACAATCAGAAGTGCCACCAACAAAAATCCACACCGCAGCGGCACTTTCTTCCGCCGTCATTGTGTAAGTAGAGCCTGCGCCTGTGTCGATAATTACAACACCCCGCGCCGCCAATGTTTGTCCTTGCAGTTTCCACAGCGCAGCCAGAACGGTGTTGCCCTCTGCAATAGCCTCGTTTGTTGGCGTGCCGCTTGGCAGTGTTGGCATTTCGCCCTGCGGGCCTTGCGCTCCGGTATCGCCCTGCGGGCCTTGCGGGCCTTGCGGGCCCGGCTCCACTACCGTGACCACATGAGCTTCGCTATTTCCAATAACAACTATGCGCTCCATACTCATGCCCCAAAATATTCTGCGCGAGGTTCGAAGTTACCCCGCAACAAACGCGTCACAACCCCGCTGGGGGAGACGGCTTCAAACTCGTAATGATACAAATGACCTTCCATAAAGAGCGCTGTCTGTGCTGGGGTTAACGAGACAACGAACTTTCCGTCTACCCCTCCTACAGCGACGCCGGTTGTTTCGTCGAGTGTCAGCATCTCGTCTTCTGTGGTCCCCGCTTGAAACCGCGCAGAAAAACCCGTTATATCGACCGGCTCGCACCCTGCGTGCCATACAAAGGGGAATGTAAATGTTGTCCCGGCGTCGAACATCATGTCGTGTGTACCCGCCAACATATCACAAACCTCCGTAGCTCATAGATCGTGGGCGGTGTTCTCTCCGCTCACGCTCGCGTTTTATCTGGTCGCACAAAGCACGAAACTCCTGCTCGAACTGAACGGCGCGCTCGCGGTCGAACGTTTCCGCGTCCTGCTTCCGGTACGCCTGTGCAGCCGCGCCGATGATTAACGCAGGCTGCTGGTGCTCAGGGATCTCGAACGCTGTACTAGCCGCATCAATGTCTTTCAGGGGCAACCTGTACAACACGAGCCGCAACATATCTCCGCAACTGGTTTCGTCGGGGGTCGGGGACAACGTGAGATACCCGCCGTCCATACCTACAACGGCTGCAGAAGGCCTCCCCGTCTGAGTCGCTGGGTAAAAACCGCCCGCAGAAATGTTCTCTTCGTTGTACAGAGGCAGTTTCCTGCCGTCGCTCACGCGATACACATCCCGTATCTTAAGGATGCGTGGGGACAGTGTGTAATCCGCCACCCCCGCGACAGGCTGCAGATAGGTTAGGTTGGAGCGGGAATCGCCGATACCCCCTGAGTACCGGGCGATATCCTTCTGGGCACGATCGAGAAACTTGTATATCTCCCCGTCAGACCACAGGTACGGTTCCACCTCGTCTCGGACGAAAGTGCGGAACTCGGCAAGCGCTTCTTCAGGGGTCACTATGGTTACTCGCCGTCAGCGGCTTTAGGCGATGTTTTGGGTGCGGCTTTAGGTGCGGCTTTAGGTGCCCCCTCAGGTGCTGCTTCCTGAACAACAGTAGCGCCTTGCGCTAACAAATCTGCTACCGCGGCGTCTGGTACAGCGGCCGCTACGTCGGGCTGTAGGTAGATCGCGGGATGTACGGCATTCGTTGCGATGGCGCGGGCGCTGATAAGAGTTGTCGTGTTCATGTTAGATCTCCGTGTGTATTAAAAAAGGCGCGCCCAGTGTAACCCAGAACGCGCCCTTCCGGTACTTACTCCGTTATTACAGCACTACGTCTGCCGCATCGGCGATGTAATACTGAATCGCCACGGTGTAATCGCGGTCAACGGCGGCAGTGGCGACGGTGACCTTGACATCCATAGGTGTGGTCGCCGGTGCGGCTACACCGGTAACAGCGGAAACCGCTACACCTGCGGCCAATGTTGCGGCGGCGCGTACAGTTGTGGCGCCAACGGCTACTGCGACAGTCGCTGTGTTAGCGCCAGCCGTAGACATCACCTGTAGACCGGTAACCACTGCCTTCGCGGGAAGCGTCGCAATAACAAACCCGTTAGCGTTCACCGCTTTAGCGTCGCCGAGGGCGCCAGTGGTGTCGATGACAGTGTCAGCAACAGCAACTTTTACACTAACTACGCGCATATTCGCTGCGGAGGTAGCCTTTTGCAATGATGGTAAGCTCATAAAAACCTCCTATTAAGACTTAGCGTGGCAAACGTGCGCGCTGATTACGCCGAAATCTTGCGGCGCGGCATCGTTCACGTACTGGTTTTTGAACTTCGGACGCAAGAAACCGGCGATCTTCGCTGTTGCGATGCCGCACTGGTTGCTATAGTCGAACTTCTCCTCATCCCAAGAAGGGGCGCCGATATCCGCATACGCCAACGCTTGGGCACCGCAGAACAAAATCTGAGAGCCTTTTTTAGTCGCGCCAGAACCGTAACCGGTAGAGGCGTGGGGTACATGCAGGAACTCGTGCAACACAACACCGTCGATCTTCACGCTGTTACCAGTGAACAGATCGTTCTGGTCGCCGCGAGTCTGCGCGTGGCGCAAGTTTTCACGGAAAACAGGGTCCTGCTTCAACAGCATCATGGCTTCGGGGGTCAGGAACGCGTGGAAAGTCTCCTCGCCACCGTTACGCACGCCGCGCATGTAGGTCTCGCGGGCATACTTCTTCAGCTCAAGGAACAAATCCCAACAAGGCAAGCTGTTTGTAGAACCGAAGCCACCTGCTGTGGTAGTGGCGGCGCCGCTCCCTACCGCAAACCCGGTGGTAGAAGTCCAAGAACCTACGCGCTTGGTAGACGGGACTGTGTTCGCCGCCGCAAACTCAAGTTGGCTGAACTGGCTATCGGTGCGTGTTGTGCCATCTGGTTTCAGCGAATACGGCACGCCGCCCAGTGTCTGGAACGCCAGCTGGTCAATACGATCGGCCAACCAGTACGCCAAAACGTCGCGCGCCGTTTTACGGAAGTCTACGATCGACTTCTGTTCGGCGATACGACCTTCGCTGCGGTGACCGTGGCGGATCTGGTCGATCTGGATCACCTGGTCGTATGATTTGATGGCTTCCTCGTTGCCTTCCAGCAAACGATCGCCTACAACACCGTCGCCTTCCAAATCCGCTACCAACGTAATGACTGCGCGGGTGCCTTTCTCGGATTTCTTCAGTTCGGTGATGTGCTGGACAAGGCTGTTAGGGCCTTTGCCCAAGAATTTGTTCAGGAACGACTGTTCGCGCGCCTGTTTCCACAGGTCCATCGACCAAATCGTCTTCTGTTCTTCCGTCAGTTTTGCAAAATTGGTAAGTGCCATAGAGGCCTCCGTCAGTAATAGTTTTTACGCTGGGTTCGAGTGTCTGTATCGCTAGACTAGCGCTAAAAACCGACTATTAGGAGGTCGGGGTCCCCGTTAGTAAGTGCTTTTTAACCTGCAAAGCCAACCGTGTCAACCCCTGGAGCAAGTATCCGACCGCCACAGTAATAAAAAACGCGCCGAAAATAGGTAGTAGCAGCATGTACGCCGCCACTACTACCCACTGCGCGACTTTACAGCGTATCGCCACGGAGCTTCGCCAAGGTGCGCTCGTCGAGCTTACCGATGTTCTCCGCCGTAATAGACGCCGCTGGAGAAGCACCCGCTCGTCCACCGCCTTGCATCGAAGGGGGTTGGCGCAGAGAGGTGCCGCTGCGGTTATCCGCTTTGGGCGGGGCGCCCAAAACATACCGCGCCGCGCGGGTCAACGCAGTTGCGCGCGCTACGCCCTGTCCAACGAACGCGTTGACCAGTTGGGCTACCTCTTCCGTCGCTTCTCGATCGAACGCGTCGCTGTCAGGGTTCAACGCCGCATAGGACGCCTCAACTTCGATCAGCGTTCGGTCGTACCGCGAGGACTCTACCGCGTTTGTCTGCGCATTAGACGCATACGAACGCTGCTCCTCAGCACGCTGGTAGTCACGGAGTTCATTCAGCTGACCGCGCAGTTTGCGGGCCTCCTCACGGTCGCCGTCTACCAGAGCTTCCTCGTACTTGTCTTCGATTTGGGCGATGGCGCTGCGCACCTCCGCAATCGAAGGCATGTCCGGCTTACTGTTGGCACGGCGCATCTGATCTTCCATTTCCTGAATACGCTGCTCGGCAGCGTCGGCTCGGCTGCGCTCCTTCGAAACGGCCTCGTCAAAACGCGCTTTCGGGATACGAATGTCGTCCTCACGCCTCTGTTTGTCGAGGTCCTCATCGGGGTCTTTGAGGAGTTCATCGAGGTCAATCGATTCTAACTCGTCGTCAAACTGGGTATCTTGATCGGTGTTCATGGTTGTACTCCATCTTGGTTAGTTTGTGCCCCGTCGGTCGAGGGTTCTTCCGAGGGTGTTGCTTGGGGTGTCGGCGCATCCAGTGCCTTGGTAGCCTCCGACTCATACGCTTCAGCGGCTTTTAAGAGACGCTCTGAGTAAGCAGCGGCCTCGTCGTCTTCCATCTGTTTCGCTTGCGTAGCTTGTTCAAGCGCGCGATCCTGTTCTTTCTCGCGCAAGCGCATTTGTTCGACAGTAATCTGCGTGTCCGCGCTGACGTCTGCGACGTACCGCTTCGCTGCAGCATCCAAGCGCATACGACGCTCTTCGAGCGCCAGCTTCTCGCGCGCGATTATAAGTTCGATTGTGTCGGCAATGCCGTCCGCGTCCGCGTCGCCGCCTTCCCCACGGGCTTTTGCCAGCGCTTGTTCCGCCTGCGCCATCTTCAATTTCGCAGCGGCCTCCTTGTCCATCACCTCCGCCTGCAACATGCGCATCTGCAACTCCTGCTGCATCTGCTGCATCTGCTGTTGTTCCGGCGTCATCTCCCCCGCCATCTCCTTCAAAATCTCCGCCTTGTCTTTCAGACGACTTGCCTGAATGAGGTACTTGTCCGGCAGTTGTACGCCTGCCTCGGTACGCAAGCGGAGCGCCTGATCGTATTGTGTCTCCTCGAAAGTATCGCGGTCTGGCTGGTTCGTGATAACCACAGCGTATTCACCCAGCGTCAAATCGTTCAGGATCGTACCGTCCGGCGTCTGCTGGTTAACTGCCATTGTACCTGTATCACCTGTCATGCGGTCGGTAGTAACGACTACTAGGCGCTCCTCCGTGTAGAAGCGCTGGATCAACCCCAAAACGACACTCGCCAGCAGGAAGTCCGAACGATTCAGCGAATCCTGGATATGCGCCGTACCGGCCGACGACCCCGCCTGATTCGCCTTTACCGCCTTGGCGGACACGTCTTCGCGAGCGAAGCCCGTCATGTAGTCGCTCACGCCGGAAATCGACTTGATGTGCTCTTCCGACTTGTAGCTGATGCGGTCCAGCCCCTGCGGCGTAGGGTTCGCTGGGATCTTCTGGATATTCCCCATGTCATCCAGCTCGATGACAACGCCAGACGAAGACCCGCGCTCCTCCAGTTCCGCCAGAGACATATTCTGCAGCGAGTTGCGCTTCACGAAGTAGCCGCTGTTCGCCGTGGTGTTTACGACATGCAGTTCTTGGCTGGATGTCTTGTTCAACAGCTCTTGTGAACTGAGCAAGTTCTCTACAACCCCCACCGTACGTCCGCGGATGAAGTTGGGGAAGTAGGGGACGATCGTATACTCCTCATACGGAGACCACTCGTCATACAACACCTCGTCGCCAGCGACCACCATCCAACGAATGCGTTTGCGCTTGCGCTTGTCTATCCCCAGATGAGGGTTCACCGCTATGTACTGCTGAATACGTTCGTCGGACCAGTTCGCAGGCACCGGTCGAATATCCCCGCGCACGGAATCCACAAATACAGTCTGTTCATCGATGCAACGAAACTGGTAGTCCAACACACGCACGTCACGGCGTTGTCCGCGAGACAGTTCGTCGGGGGTAGTCGCTGCGTGCGCTGGATCCGTACCGAACCGGTCGTAGGAAGATATGTCCGTCGACGTGTCGTAGTCTGACGCGGTCAGGTACTGCGCGCGCACGCGCTCGGCTACCTCGTCCCCGTACTGCAGGGCGATGTCGTCCACCGTCTGCCACTCCGTGTACAGCACGTCGTTCCACCTCGCGGGACGGTATGAATCCGCGTCTGGGTCGATCAGCACGTTTTTGGGGTTCAGCTGCTTAATGCGAACCTCGCCTTGGACGGAGTCCTCGGTGTCTATGCGGACGTCATAAAAACCACGCCCTGTTACCAGCCCGTCCAAAAACACGTCGCTGCGCACCCAAGTCAGGTCGTTGTTGTCTGAAATTTGCATGAACACTTTCGTCAGCGCATCGGCCACTTCCGCCTGCGCGTCCCCTGTGCGCGGTTTGAACGACGTGTCCGTCCGGTTGAATATCTGCGTGCCAAGTAAGTTCGATACAACGGGTAAGATCTTGTTGATCGTGAGCGCGGGGCGGCCCTGCTCTTTCAACGTGGCGAGGTCCCCTTCATCCCACTGCTTGCCCGCGAAGAAATCTTCGCATTTGGACGCCTTCTCTACATACTCCAAATGCCCGTTGTCCCGCATATACCGGTAACGCGTCCACACTTGCTCTGCCGTAATCCGTTCGTATCCGCTCATAGTCTCACGCGCTCATAAAAGTTCGTCGTTTGTTCTTAAACCGGTCTTTCCACGACTTCGCTGCTTTCGGGGGGGTCACACGTCTAGGCGCGTTGTCCAACGTTAAGCGGACTGCCCAAGCCAACGCATCCACGATATCGTCATGCGCCCCGCCCGGGAACCGGAGGAGCTCCTGCAGCGTATCCTCCAACCAAGAAGTCCCCGCCAAGAACCACAATTTGCGCTGATCGAGTCTGGCCTGCAACGGACGCGCCCGAACCGCTTTGTCGGATAACGGTTTCAGCACTTGGATACTCGGAAATAGCTTCCGCTCGTTCATCCGCTGGCGTAACACTGGTTCTATCGCCTTCCATATCTGCCCGTCCTCAACACCTAAAATATAAGACCCGCC